ATTAACAGCGAAGAACAAGGCATGACTGAAGAAGAAGAAGACTTCGGTGATGAAGAAGGCGATGAAGAATTAGGTGATGAAATCTCATTATCAGACGAAGAAGAAGGTTCTGAATTTGGCGAAGAAGAAAACATCGAAGACCGAGTAGTTGATCTTGAAGACAAACTTGATTCATTGATGGCTGAATTCGAAACTATCATGAATGGTGGACAAGAAGCCGGTGAAGAAGACTTTGGTGACGAAGAAGGTTCGGAAGACTTTGGTGACGAAGAAGCTTCAGAAGACTTCGGTGACGAAGAAGAACAGGGCGAAGAAGACATGATGGAAGCCGTTGCTTTACAAAATGTTAAAGGTCTATACGGTTCTAAAATCGGCGGCGATAATGGTCAACAAACAAAGAGCACAGTAACTGCTAATTCCGGACAAGCTGGAATGGCAAGCAAGCCAGTAGCATTCACTAATGCAACTGCTGGTACACGTACTGTTCCCGCTCCAAAAACAATCCCTGGAACATATAAAAATGCCCCGGGTCAACGTAAGCAAGATTTAGCTCCTGCAACGAAACCAACAACAAGTCAAGCTACTGGTGTTAACGCCAAGAGCCCTGTTGCTGAATCTCGTAAACGTAAATAAGAAAGCTGAGAGCAATGGCTTTGTATCTCAGAGAGAACTTGACATTTGACCGCGCTAATATCGTGGTCGAGTCAGTTAAGGAAGACGGCGATAAGAAATCCCTTTATATGAAGGGCATTTTCATTCAGGGTGGGGTAAAGAACGCTAATGAGCGTGTTTATCCTGTGTCTGAAATTGAAACCGCTGTTAATACTCTAAATGAACAAATAACAACAGGCTACAGTGTTCTAGGTGAAGTAGATCACCCGGACGATCTTAAAATCAATTTAGACCGCGTTTCACATATGATTACTTCTATGTGGATGGATGGTGCTAATGGTTTTGGGAAATTAAAGATTTTGCCAACTCCAATGGGTCAGTTAGTAACTACCATGTTAGAGTCCGGCGTCAAACTAGGCGTATCAAGTAGAGGTAGCGGCAACGTTAGCGAATCTGATGGCCGTGTCAGTGATTTTGAAATAATCACTGTGGATATTGTTGCTCAACCGAGCGCACCAAATGCTTATCCTAAAGCTATATATGAAGGTCTTATGAATATGAGATACGGACATAAAGCATTAGACTTAGCAAAGGATGCTCAGGGTAACAAGAAGGTACAAAAGTACCTGAAAGACGAAGTGGTTCGTCTTATCAAAGAACTCAAGATATAAAAAGGGGAACACGCATGAAAAATGCTATCAAACCATTACTTGAGAGCGGATTAATCAACGAGGATGTAAGCCAAGCTATCAATGAAGCCTGGGAATCTAAGTTAACAGAAGCTCGTGAGCAAGTACGTGCTGAACTAAGAGAAGAGTTCGCACAACGTTATGAACATGATAGAAGCGTGATGGTAGAAGCCCTTGATAAAATGGTTACAACCGGTCTACAAACTGAGATTCAAGAATTTCAGATTGAAAGACAAGCAATGAACGAAGACCGCGTACAAGCTAAACAAAAACTGCGCGAAAATGCAGTTAAATTCAATGATTTTATGGTTACTAAGCTATCCGAAGAAATCAAAGAATTGCGTAGCGAACGCAAGATACAATTAGAAAGTCAGCAAAAGTTGGAACAATTCATTGTTCATGCTCTTGCTCGTGAAATCAAAGAATTCTCACAAGACAAAAAAGCTGTTGTTGAAGCAAAGGTTAAGTTAGTTGCTGAAGGTCGCAAACAACTCGAAGTATTGAAAGCACGTTTTGTGTCTGAATCTGCTAAGAGATTGAATGTGATTGTTACAAACCAACTCAAGGGCGAATTAGGCCAGTTAAAAGAAGATATCAAATCTGCTCGTGAGAACAATTTTGGTCGTCGTCTTTTCGAAGCATTTGCAGGTGAATTCAGTGTCACTCATTTAAATGAGAAATCTGAGACTCGCAAATTACTAGCCAAGCTAGACGAAAAAGATCAGAAACTAGCCGAATCCATCGCAACAATCAAGAAAGCAAAAGTCTTGGTTGAAAGTAAAGAACGTGAAGTTCGAATTATCAAGGAGTCTAACAATCGTGAGAAAGTTATGACTTCACTGCTAGGTTCGCTTAATGCGGAAAAAGCAGGGGTAATGAAGGACCTACTAGAAAGTGTACAAACCGCAAGGTTAACTGCATCTTTCGATAAGTATCTACCGGCTGTTTTGAACACTGGCTCTGTGAAGTCTACAAAGACCTCACTAAGAGAAGCAGTTAACGAAGTAACCGGGGATAAAGCTGCCAAACAAGAAGTTGATACTGAAGCACGTGATAACGTGATCGATATCAAACGCTTGGCAGGGCTTTAAAATATAGACATATCAGGAGAATATAAATGTCAAAAGTACTCTTAGAAGGCCGTTGGAACGAGACCAAAGAAGCCCTGTTAGAAGGTTTAAAAGGTAATCGTCGCTCAACAATGGGTGTGATTTTAGAAAACACAAAAAAACAACTACTAGCTGAGTCATCAGCCGGTACAACTACAGCTGGTAACATCGCTACGTTAAATCGCGTGATTCTTCCAGTTATCCGTCGTGTCATGCCAACCGTTATCGCTAACGAATTGGTAGGCGTTCAGCCAATGACAGGACCAGTTGGTCAGATTCACACATTACGTGTTCGTTACGCTCAGTCATTAAATGACACCAGCGCAGCAGCTACTAGTGTTACAGCTGGTCAAGAAGCATTAAGCCCGTTCTTAATTGCACAAGCTTACTCACGTACGCCTCAAGCTGACGGTACATCTACTGGTTATACCGGTAATAATACTGCTGCTCTTGAAGGTAACGGCGGTAAACAAATCAGTGTTCAGATTCTACGTCAAGCTGTTGAAGCTAAGTCACGTAAATTGCAAGCACGTTGGACTTTCGAAGCTGCTCAAGACGCACAATCCCAACATGGTATTGACGTTGAAGCAGAAATCATGGCCGCTTTAGCACAAGAAATTACTGCTGAAATCGACCAAGAAATCTTGTTATCACTACGTACTCTAGCTACAACTGAGTACACATACAACCAAGCTACTGTATCTGGTACAGCTACATACGTTGGTGACGAACACGCTGCTCTAGCTGTTCTTATCAATCGTGTTGCTAACTTGATCGCTCAACGCACTCGTCGTGGAGCTGGTAACTGGGCTGTTGTTTCATCTGCTGCATTGACAGTTCTACAATCTGCTACTACGTCAGCTTTTGCTCGTACAACAGAAGGTACATTCGAAGCTCCTACAAACACTAAGTTTGTTGGTACATTGAATGGTGCTATGCGCGTGTTCGTTGACTCGTATGCTCCTGATACTACACCAGTATTAGTTGGTTACAAAGGTTCTTCAGAAACAGATGCAGCGGCATTCTATTGCCCCTACATTCCGTTGATGAGTTCTGGTGTTGTTCTTGATCCATCAACATTCGAACCAGTCGTGTCATTCATGACTCGTTATGGCTACATTGAATTAACTAACACAGCGTCATCTTTCGGTAACGCTGCTGATTACGTTGGTGAAATTGCCGTCAGCAATTTGACATTCCAATAAAATCAGTTTGATAGCAGCAACAACGTTGCTAATCAGACAACAAAAGGGTACTTCGGTACCCTTTTTTATTAGGTATTAATTCATAAATACTAATTCACAGGAGATAACAATGACAACTAATACACAACTTTCAGCCGCACTCGCAGAAGCAGTAACTGGCCAGATCACCGATAAAAAATGGTATGTAAGCAAGACGTTCTGGACTAATATAGTTTCAGGCGGACTCGTGGTGGTACAAATACGTTATGGCTTTATAGTACCTCCGGAATATCAAATGGTACTTCTATCGTTTGTCAACATAGGTTTACGAAAAATTACTAATACAGCAGTTGTTTGGTAATACACACATAATGAAAAGCACTCTTAGAGTGCTTTTTTGCCTATAAAACTGTAAAAATTAAAGTAGCATAAATAGATTATATTAGCACTGTATTACTCGGTTTATTTGATAAATCATCCTTTTTTGACTGAGTGAATTCTTTGGAATAAATATAATCTAATCTAACATTAATTGGAGTATCGCGTGAAATGTAAAAAATTTAGTATTAATTCAGCCGTGTACTCCACTCAAATGGAACTAGCCATCTAATCAGATTATGGCAATTAGTAAGTTTAATTCAGCCGGTGGCTATTCAGTCAACATACCGCCCATTGAAATTATTGATGAAACCGGTAACATTACCGCTGTCAATATATCGGCTGCTTCAATATCTTCTCCTAAATTTACTGGAACATTTTACGGTAATGTAATTGGTGCAACATCCACTCTTGCTGCTGCTACGATAGCAGGAGAATCACCAATTAATCCGGTGTCAGGTATGTTATGGTGGGATAGCTCACTTAATACATTGATGGTATTTCATCCTCTTACTGGTCAATGGGAACCGGCATCCCCGCCTGCTCCTATTATGCAGCGCAATTTTAGATATTCATTCACAGACAGTTTAACCTGGGTGGTAGTTCATAATAAAAATACCACACAATTTAGTGAAACATTGACTGATTCAGATGGTGATAGATTCATCGCAAAGATAAATATAATAGACAATAATAGTTTTGAAGTATCGTTGACTTCATCCACTTCAGGTGTTGTTGATGTTACCTTTGGATAATAATAAAAATGATCATACAGTTTTCGAAACGTGAGTTGCACTTAGCTGCATATGTCAAAGCCTCTGGTGCCAAATTCATAGATTATAAATCTGGAATATTCATTTTTGAAAGTGATATATCTGAAGTTGAACTTCGGATACTACATAGCAATTCAGAAGCCCTACGAGTCGACCGAGAGTTGTTTACTCTCAAATCCTTCTTTACTAAAGAATAGTACTACAGTATATCTACTACTATTAGT